GTCTTTATTACCTGTGATGGTGGTACTACTTGGTACGGCTTTGTTGCCGGACTCGCTCTAGCGTAGAGGATTTAAAATGCCAAGTAATAAGAAATTACTACAAGCAGCGGCAGGCAATGCAGGTGAGTCTCTGTACGTTGAGGATGTCTTCTCGACTTATTTGTATACTGGTAATAACTCTACGCAGACCATAACCAACGGCATTGATCTTGATGGCGAAGGCGGGATGGTTTGGCTTAAAGATAGAGGTGCTGCCCAAAATCATCATTTGTATGACACAGAGCGTGGAGTGCAAAAGGCGATTTTTAGTAATTTAAATTTTGCTGAAATAACTTGGAGTAATGCATTATCGTCTTTTAATTCTACTGGGTTTAGCATTGGTGATAACAATCAAATTAACGTAAACACTAATGACTACGCCTCTTGGTCATTCCGGAAGGCTGAGAAGTTCTTTGATGTAGTTACTTTTGAAGCTCCTTCTTCTCCAGACACAAATTACAGAATATCTCACAATCTTGGTTCTGCTCCCGGCACTATATTATTAAAAAACGTAGATAGCGCCTATCAGTGGTATGTTTATCACCGTTCTGAAGGGCGTGATAAATATTTAGTTTTGAATAGCACTAGTGCTTCTGCGTCTTCAACTGGTATATGGGGGACTGCTGATCCAACAAGTACAGATTTTGGTGTCAATGCTAATGATACAGGGACTCGCAGTGTAGATGTTGGTAGTGGCACTTATATAGCCTACCTATTCGCCCATGACGCAGGAGGCTTTGGAGACGATGACGAAAGTATTATTAAGTGTGGGAGTTATACTGGTAATGGGTCTAATACTAATGGCCCTGTTGTTGATTTAGGTTTCGAGCCTCAGTGGCTTTTAGTCAAATCTTCAAGCAGTGCTTATGATTGGATGTTAGTGGATGTTATGCGCGGAATGCCTGCTTACGATGAATTTTCTAATACGTTAAGAGCCAATACTAACGTAGCAGAGTCTGCAAGCCACAGATTCAACCCTTCAGCGACAGGCTTTCAAGTAAATGACGACAACGCTTTAGTTAATGCTAACGGTGGCAACTACATCTACATAGCCATACGCAGACCAATGAAGACTCCTGAAGCGGCTACGGAGGTCTTTACAACACGAGTAGCAACAGAAGTTGAGTACAACAATACAGTAGATTATGGAATTACGACAGATTTGTTGTTGAATAGGTATAACAAATCAGGCAGTCAGTATACGATGGCTTTTGACCGTATGCGCGGCTCATCAAAAATATTATATACAGCATTATCAGACGCTGAAGGTACTCTTACTCTTGGAACAGGAAATAAAGGTTTTGGCGAAAGTCAAACAAGTGTTACTTGGCCTCAAATAGCAAATAGTTCAACAAGTAATGTTACTTGGGCCTTCAAACGCGCCACAGGCTTCTTTGATGTGGTGGCTTATACTGGTAACGGTACAGCGGGGACTACTGAAACTCATAACTTAAATGCAATACCGGAGTTAATGATTGTTAAACGAAGGTCAGCTAACTATGACTGGGTTGTTTATCATAAAGACGTAGGCGCAACTAAAGCTCTTTTTCTTAATAAAACAGATAGTGCCGAAACTCAAGTTCAATGGTGGAACAATACTGCACCAACTAGTTCTGTGTTTACAAAAGGAAATGTATTAACTTTTTCCGGTCAAACTTACATAGCCTACCTCTTCGCTACAGTAGCAGGAGTAAGCAAAGTAGGCAGCTACACAGGCACAGGCAGTAACGTAGACGTAGATTGTGGATTCTCGGCAGGTGCTAGATTTATCCTTATCAAGCGTTCTGACTCAACTGGCGATTGGTACGTTTACGACAGCGAAAGAGGTATAGTCGCAGGCAACGACCCATACTTGCTCTTGAATACCACAGCCGCTGAAGTCACTAACACAGATTACGTAGACCCGCTTAACGCAGGCTTTACCGTAACATCATCTGCTCCTGCTGCGCTTAACGCCAGTGGCGGCTCTTACATATTTTTAGCAATAGCATAAGGAAAGTATTATGGAATATCGTATTCAATCAACTGGCGAAGTCAAAAATCAAGGCGAAGTCAGAAGAATGCACAGCAACACATCATTGCCGCGAGTATGGGACGCAGACGTTTGCGAGTTCTTAGGGATAGACCCTGTACTCGCAGCACCCAAGCCCGAGCCAAGCGCAGCCTACAAGCAAGTAGGTCGTAACGGCGCAGTGCAGGACGCTAACGGTAACTGGGTAGAGGCTTACGTTGAGACAGATATGTTTGCAGACACCACAGAAGACGGCGTTACTACTACTAAAGCAGAGCATGAGGCGGCTTATCAGGCTGATCTTGATGCTAAGGCTGCTGATGCTGTTAGAACACAGCGTGATAAATTACTAGCTGAAAGCGACTGGGTAACTGTAAAGGCAGTAGACCAAAACGCTCAGGACAGCCTTGGTATTCAAGTGCCTCAAGTTTGGTTAGACTACCGCCAAGCCCTGCGAGACATTACAAACCATGCCGACTTCCCGCACTTGACGGACGAAGCTTGGCCCACAGCGCCGGAGGCATAACACATGGCAAATTTATCAGACATTATAACGCCCACTAACGTTCTTACTGACAGCAACACTAAAACCGTTACTAACAAAACGATTAGTGGCGCGGATAATACGTTAACCAACATTGATTTGTCGGCTAGTGTAACCGGTACCCTCCCCGTTGCTGACGGCGGTACAGGTCTAACATCGTTGGGTTCGGCAAACCAAGTGCTTGCGGTTAACTCTGGGGGCACGGCTCTTGAGTACCAAAGTGCAGCTGTAGGCTCGGTAACAAGTGTAGATGTCTCTGGCGGCACTACGGGCCTCACCACTTCTGGTGGCCCTATTACTAGTTCTGGAACCGTCACTATTGCAGGTACGCTCGGTGAAGAAAACGGAGGTACCGGGCAAACTGGGTACACCACCGGCGACATTCTTTACGCGAGCGGTACTGACACACTAGCTAAACTTTCACTGGGTTCAGCAGATCAAGCCCTAAAAGTTAATTCCGGTGGGACTCAGCTAGAGTGGGCAGATGCCGGCGGCGGAGTAGACTTTCAAGACTTTACATCTTCTGGTACTTGGACTAAACCCGCCACAGCAAACTATGTTAAGGTAGAAGTTTGGGCCGCTGGTGGTGGCGGAGAAGGCGGACGTACAGATCCCGGACCGCTAAGTCCCGGAGGAGAAGGTGGGGGCGGTGGTGGTTATTTTAGTCGCTCCTTTAAGGCTTCAGACTTGGGTAGTACAGAACCCATCGTGGTAGGCGCGGGCGGTGCTGGCGGTGTAAGAGTTGGTAATACAGGTAAGAATGCTGGAACTCCCGGAGGTGATTCTAGCTTTGGTACTTGGATAACAGCAGGCGGTGGTGGAGGTGGGGCTTCCAATACTCCCACTTGGGGTTTTGGAAACCGTGGTGGTATAGCTTGGGGAGGTGTTCTACCTAGTGGCAGATACTATAGTTATACCGTCAACGATGTTTGGACTGGACTAAGAATACTTTCAGATGTTCCCGGACAGCCAACAACCTCTGTTCGCACCTATTCAGGCATGGTTCAAAGCCCACAAGTAGCGAGTTATCCCAGTCATAATGCTGGACGATGGGGCTATCTTGCAGGTGGTCCCGGAGGTCAAAACCGCGGTCCCGGATCTAACGCAGTAGCAAACGGAAGCGGCTCTGTGTTTGGTGGTGCTGGTGGTGGTGGCGGCGGTATGGGAGATGGTCCCGGCCCCGTAGGTAATATGGAAGGCGGTGACGGTGGAACTAACACCGCTATTGTTGGCGCAGGAGCTTTAGGCGGGGCGTACCCTACTTCCAGCCCTACAAGAAATGGTGCTGCAGGAGTTTATATGCAATGGGGTGGCGCAGGCGGTGGCGGTGCTACTGATAGCGGTCCCGGAACATTCAACGCAGGTAACGGAGGAACAGGTGGTTACGCCGGTGGTGGCGGTGGTGGCGGTGGCGGCCGTCCCGGAACAGGTTCTCCTACTGTGGGTAGCGGTGCTTCTGGTGGCGGTGGGATAGTTAGAGTAACTACTTGGTAGGGGTAAAAAATGACCATTTATAAATATGCAATTATTGAGTTAGGTGTCGTAAAAAACGTCGCTCTTGCTGAGGAAGAAGTAGGTGTCGCAGAGGGTTGGGTCAAACTACCCGATGATACTAACGTCAACAAAGGTTGGCTTTTTAACAACGGAGGTTTTGAACTCCCTCCTCAAGATGTAAACGTACTTAGACTTCACTTCATAGACGAAGCAGCTCAACTTCTTGCTGAAAGTGACGTCTCTATATCTAACGATCTATGGCATGGTTACACTGAGGCACAAAGACAAGCGTGGATAGACTATAGGACACTGTTAAGAAATGTGTCAACAGTTGTTAACTCGGAGGGTTGGGACGCTGACAATTATGAGCTGCCCACTATTCCGGTGAACGTCTAATATGTGGATGCTTACAGAAGATCCATTACAAGATGACACTGAAAATTACGCATGGGCAAAAGAAATTTTTACGGATGAAGAAATCCAAAAAATTATAGACATAGGGTTAGCGGAACAAACAAAAAAAGCAGAAATATCTAATAAAGAAACTATAGATGAGAATGTAAGGAAAGCAGAAGTTTCTTGGATAACGCCCAACGAAAAGACAGAGTGGTTGTTCCGTAAATTAACCGATCACATAATGAGCGCAAACGCCAAATTTTTTAATTTCCATTTAATGGGTATGTTTGAGGGGTTACAGTTCACCCTTTATAAAGATGTCGGAGATAAATACGAACCTCATTTAGATAAGGTGTATGCTAAAACCGCAAGAAAACTTTCTCTTGTCTTACAGCTTTCATCTCCAGAAGATTATGAAGGTGGCGAGTTAAAATTATATACAGGGCACGATCCTATAGTTGTAGAAAAAGAAAAAGGATTACTTTGTTGTTTCCCTAGCTATACGCTACACGGTGTAACTCCAGTTACAAAAGGCACTAGATATTCGTTAGTAGTTTGGGTTCATGGCCCACCCTTTAGGTAGCTAATATGCAAGAAAAAACTTCTGTTATTTTGGAAGAGAAAGGGTATGCGGTTATAAAAAACTTTATGCCTAAAGAGTTGGCAACTTTTTTGTCTAACTACTTACATGTCAGAAAAGAAATAAAAGTAGCTACTGGAGAAAAAACAACAGACCCGCAAATACCGGATGCGGCTTGCATATTTTCTCATGAGCCTATTCTAGAGTCTTTATATATAGACTACACAAAAAAGATGGAAGAAATAACAGGATACACTCTTTCTCCAACTTATATTTATGCACGGATATATAAAAACGGCAATGTACTAGAGCCGCATAAAGATCGTCCGTCTTGTGAAATATCTGCGACGATTAAGCTGAACGAGTCTGAGGAGTACTCTTGGCCCATAGTGATTGAGGGTTCTTATGTTGAATTAGATGTTGGCGACGCAGTTGTATATAAAGGATGTGAGGTATTGCATTGGCGTGACAAATGCGAAACAACGGAAGACTATTTTTTGTCGCAGATGTTTATGCACTTTGTAGATAAAAATGGGCAGTACACAGACTTTAAATTCGACAAAGACCCAACAAGAGCGTTTATACTCTCAAAGTTTTTATAAGGTGGGTTTAGCCTAAACAGCCGAGCAGTAGGAGTACCCATGAGATGACCGAGTTAGAGCTAGAAGCAATGATACAGCGTGCTGCTGAGGCGGGGGCTAAAAACATGTTGGCTCACCTGATTAAAATGGGGATTTGCGCGCCACTGGACATACTAATCCGCGCTGACATCTTCCCGATACACCAGATGGGTGTGTATGCCTACAACGAGTGGGACTGGTAGGATGACAAGTGATTCATGTGTTTGTCTTGGTTCTGATTATAGGAGGTGATCAAGCGTCTGAAACTTGTGATCAGGCGATGTGCTTTTACGACTTAAATCGCTGTAATTATTTTGCAAACAGACTGCAAAGACGTACAACACCTAGCACATCTAGCCCGATCTCAGCTTACTGCAAGCCGCTTTTAGTAGACCCAACTCAAGACGGCATAAGGATTTACTGATGGCAGCAGAGATTATAGCGGCAGTACAGATGTGCTCTTCGGCCTACCGCTTTATGAAGACGGCGGTCAATGAAGGTAAAGAGCTTGGTGACATGACCAGAGCTTTGAGTAAGTTCTGGGATGCGCGTGAGACCGTTAGTGTGCTTGAGCAAAAAGCTACTAACCCGAGCAAAATAGAAAAACTGTTCGGTGGTAAGTCAGTTGAAAGTCAGGCTCTTGAGATAACGCTCCAGAAGAAAAAGGCTCAACAGCTAGAGAAAGAATTAAAGGATTTGTTCTACTGGACGGGCAACGCAAATCTCTGGCACGACATGCTCAAAGAAAGAACTAAAATACGAAATATGCGGATTGCAGACGCTAAGGCTAAAGCAGAGACTAGAGCCGCAATGATCGACGTGGCGGCAATAATAGGCACTGTTGCAACAGTTTTTGTGATCGCAATGGCAATTACTAGCGTGGCGGTAGAATGATTGAATTTCAAACAGGGTTTAACGTGTTTCTGGCAATCGTAAGTTTTGGCGGCGGCTGGCTAGTCAATCGGGTCTTCGTACTGTTAGACCGCATCGATGCCGATATGAAGCAGATACCTGAGAAATATGTTGCCAAGGATGATTACCGTGAGGACATCCGCGAGATTAAAGAGATGCTTGGCGCGATATTCAAGCGCCTAGAGGGTAAGGCTGACAAATGAAACTCGACCCCGTTTTGTTAAATATGGCTGTAAGTTGGGCAATGAATGCCTACAAAGAAAAGAATAAAGACGCCATCAAAATTGAAAGTAAATGGACATCGACTACTGTATATGTAGCAAAACGAAAGTCCATAGACATCATAGCTTTCAGAGGCACACAGCAGGGGCGGGATTGGCTAACCGATGCTTTGGTTGTGCCTGTGCCTTATGCCGGTAGGCTGTGCCACGGCGGGTTTGTTGCGGCTCACGCTTCTGTTTGGAAAGAAGTTGAAAAACACATAGACCCCAAAAAACGCACCCTAATCTGCGGGCATAGTTTAGGTGGGGCCTTGGCAGAACTGTCGGCAGCTAAGTTAAACGGTAAGCACGACAACATAAATTTAGTTACCTTTGGAAAGCCTAATACCTTCTTTAAGGGCTTCAAAAAGCCAATGACTCTTGATACTCAAATTTCTTGTGTTAACGGCAGCGATGCTGTGGCTAGAATTCCCCGTCTCTGTTACGGCCCTAGCAAGTCCCAAGATATGCTGTACTTCTCAAATGGCGGCGTGGACTATATCAACCCCTCTTCATACCTTCGCAAGAAAGATCGGGGTATAAAAGACCGCATCTCAGACCACTTTATGGACGGGTATAAAGCCCGCTTAGTTAAGTTTTTGGAGGACCAGAAAAATGGCAAAACTGGCGTTGATATTTAGTGTAGCCCTGCTCATGGCTTCTTGTACTACGGTAGAGCAAGTCAAAGCAAACAAAGAAGTTTATTGCTCTCAATTCTACAAAGGCATGAGAGCCGTAGGACGAGGCGCACTGTCTGCCACTACGGGCGTAGTCGTACCGGATGTTTGTGACACGATTGACGCTATTGTCGAAGAAGAAAACTCTGACGCATGATTAAAATCGGCAAGTTACTTAAGTCCCTAGCACCCACTGTTGCTGAAGCTGCGGGCGGCCCCCTCGCCGGAATGGCGGTCAAAATGGTGGCGTCCAAGATGGGTGTGCCGGAAGCAAGTGCCGAGAAAATAGAAGAAATTTTAGAGACGCAGCCTGAAAAAGCTGTATTGGTAAGAGAAGC